ACCAGATGTTAACATAGAAGCTCTTGTTGTAAGTCTAGCTGTAATTCCTGCATTCCAAGTAAATGTTTTACCATTTGCAATAGTTGCAACTAACACTTCACCAAAATTACTTAATGACCAAAGTCCTGGTTCTAGTACGACTGATGATGCTTCAACTGCGCTACCAAATCCAGAAAAATTTGTAGCGTTTGTAACTGTTGCACCACCACTGTGAGCTTGTCCGTTAGATGTACCAAATGTTGCTGTGCCTAATGCTCCTCTAGTAATACCTGTTATGTCAGATCCTGATATACCTGTGTATGTTATTAATTCATTACCAACAGCTATTGTGCCTGTTGTTGGAAAACCAGTTGTTGATGTTAAAGTTATTGCTGTCCCCGATCCACCTGTACCAGCTGTATCCGCGAGCAACGCTCCATTAAGAGTTGTTGTCAAAGCACCAGTAATTGTACCACCATAGTTTCCAATACCAAAACCATAACCATAAGTTTGTGCTGCAGGACCCACAGGTTGATAAACTTTAACAGTCATACTACCACCTGTTGATATAACTGCAGATGCTTGATTTAAAGAATTAATTGTAAATGTCGTAGGAGTTGGAACAGTTAATACTTGAAATAATTTATCTTCAAAGTCACTTGCATTTAATCCTGTACCACTTGGCAGAGTAACTGATGATAGTTCTATAATATCTCCTACAGATAAATCGTGATCGCTTGTTGTTGTAATGGTGCAAGTTTTAACTGATGTACTGTTTGTAGCTAATGTTGAGCTAGTAAGACTATCTACAACTCCTGCATTGTTACATCTAAAAGGAGTAATATCAAAAAGTTGACCTTCAAAATATAACAATAAAAATTTATCAGTTCCAAGTGCAACATATCTATTACCCTCAGTATCTACAAAAGCGTGTTGTTTTCTGGCAACTCCAACAATAGAATCAGATAGTAATGATTGCCAGCCACCTACTTTTTCAGGTAATCCATATCTAAATCTTACATTATCAGAATCAACCCAACGACCCTCTGCTCCTACAGCAGTGTCTTGTTTGTCAATACCAGGAGCAAACTTAATTTTCGTAAGCATCCTTTACTCCTATGATGTACTATTAGTTTTTATTTGCCAACCCTTTGTAGCAGTCGTAAAGATTAGTGTTACACATTGATTATTTGCAGTTAAGTCTAAATCAGATGTACCACCTTGAATATTTGATCCGTTTCTTGCAACCACACATTTGTTAGTTCCAAAACCATTAGATGCAGACACATCCATAATTGTTACTTCATCACCTTGTGCAGGTGATGCTGGAAGTGTAATTGTTACAATATTAGCAACAGTATCAACACCAATTTGATCTCCAGCAACTGCTGTGTATGCTGTTTTGCTAGCTGCAGTTACTTCCGTAAATCCTTTTTCCATCATAGCTAAAGTTGTAGCTGGAACACTACCTCTAGAATAAACTAAAACTTTTGCACCTTCGGGAAGAGGCACTTGTGTAGATGCACTTTGACCTGTTGTAAGTAAAGTCACTGTATAACTATCACCAGCTCCACCTCTAGTAGTTCCATCTTCTACAAAAAATACTCTGTTAGCATTACCACCAGATGTAGTTGCTGGCATTGTTAAACTTGCGTTACCGGATAAAGTTCCTGTAACTTTGATGTAAAGATTTTTGCCGTTTGCAGTTGCGTCTCCATCGGCTAAACTTAAGTTTACATTACCAGAACTTAAAGTTACTTCCACATAACCTGATGCAGCTGTTTGTAATAATTGTAAATTAGTATTTGTTATTGCTCCCCATAGACCTGCTTTTTCGCCGGTTGCGACTAACTCTAATGATAAATCTGATGAAAATGTTGATGCCATATTAATAAGGTTTTATTGGTGTCCAAACCATTGTTGCTCCTGGTACTATATCGTTCCACGTAATAACTCCTGGTTCTACGGTATCTAATGTTAATTGAGAACCTGTAGGACTTATATTTGCGTCAGCAGTTATTGTAACATTACCTGTAGCCAAGGTCAAGTCAACACCTGATGGTAATACATCAACATCTGTGCTGATAGTAAAATTACCTATATTTAAAGTTACTTGTGAGCCTGTAACAGTGTGATCTACATCTGTTCTAATACTTAAAGTACCTGTACCTAAAGTTACTTGATTTGCTGTTAAATTTTCTACTACTGAATCTGCAATAATACCGACACTACCAATTGTAATGTTAAGTGAATTACCGGTTACTGAAACACTTACATCTGTATCTGGGCCCGATGTAGCGAATGGTAATGCTGATATTGCGTCAAATCCTAAACTCATAAAATTCCTTAAAAGGGGACAGTAGGTATGTGGTGGTGTACTGCCCCCATCTAAAGATTATATCATCGTTTAAACCAGTTAGGAAGACCTAAATGTGGACGTTTGTCAAACATATTATCCTTCGCTCCTGGGGTCTTACGATTGTTATAATGCAGAAAAACCTGTACGCATTCTTTGCCTTTGAATTTTTCTCTCCAATGTTCTAGCTCACAGCCAGAATAAACCAGCATATCTCCTGGTTTTAAATCTACTTTAACACCTTTAGTGTTATCAGATACATATCCAACACCTGGTTTTACACCACCTTTTTTAGGATTTGGTTCTAGATATATTGGCCAGTCATCTCCACCAAGATTCATAGTAGTAGATATCTCACAACTAAATCTATCTTTGTGTCTTTTTAATTCATCACCTTTTTTATATATTCTAGCATAAGTGTAAGCTGGATATAATTTTAATCCTGTTGCTTTTTCCATTTCTGGTTGACATTTAAGTAATAAAGTTTCCATAGCGATATTACCATAAGCAGAATAGGTGTTTGGAATCTGTTCATTCTCACCTTCGTAATATCCAAGTATGGTTTCAAAAGGTGAAAAGTATCTAGACACTTTACAAGTATCATATACTTGTTTCTGCATTAAAAAATAATTTGCAACAAAAGCTGCTAGATCTTTTGATATTGCTTGACGTATTATTGTATATTTTTTCTTTTTAAACATCTTTAGCCATTTCTTTTGGCACTGCTTGTATATTCCAATGTATAAATCTAAAAGGCTCTATGCCATAGTCTACTGCATATTCGTGTTCCAAAAATCCTGGAAATATAATTAATGTGCCTGGTGTAGGTTTAAAATGTATAAGTTCTGAACCTGGCCACACACCTTTTTGATCTGGTTTCATTTTTAATTTTGTAGCTCTAGCACCTGTTCTCGGTTCGTGAAATATTGGATAAGAAGTTTTATCACTACACTTTAAAAAATAAAAACCCGATACGTGTTGATTCCAATGTATGTGTGCACTGTGGTGTCCACCACCTTTTTTAGAAAACTCTTGTACCCATAACTCACTAAAAATAGTTTGATATTGTGACATATCATAACCTTGATGATCTAAATACTCCCAAGATTTTTGACCAATGTAATTTCTAAAATCTAAAAAATCGTTATCGACTGTAAGTGGTGTTGAGTGATGAGACAATCCAAAGTCTCCATATTTTTTAATATGTGCTTTATTTCTGTCTCTCGATTCTTTAATATATTTGTTACTCGCTTTATTTAAAGACTTAACAAACTCTGGTTTGTGTTCTGACCAAATGGTCGTGTTAAAATAATTATTTATGTACATTTTTTAAAACTGAAAACAAATTTGGTTTTTCTTTAACAAGCTGTTTACACAATTCCTTTCTATCATTTAATTTTTCTATAGCAGATTCAAATTTTTCTTCAATAGATTCCTCTGAAAAACCACCTTCTTTTATTAAAGATACTTTATCGGTAGGAGCCCAATGCATACCAGCTGCAATGCAATGAAGACCTGTATTAGAAGGATATCTCCACTCATAAGTTCTTCTCCAAACTGCTTCTTTAAAACCTGAAACAGATGTGGGTTTTAAATTTATTAAATTTTTTTCCCAAGATTTATTATTACAAGTTTTCCAATACTCTGTATCGTCTCTATGAGATAAAGCATAATGCATTGCTACAAATTCAGAAAACTCTCTAAACATATGTTTACACTGATAATTAAAATTATCTCTATCCCATTGAGATATTTTATCTCTACCTAAATTTCTAATTAATTTTATTAAAAATTCGTGAACCGTATATAAACCATTACTTTCTAATGGTTCTATAAACCCAGCAGACAATCCAATTGCCACTACATTTTTTACCCATAGTCTATTATGAATACCAACTCTCATTTTTATATTTTTAAATTCTAAATTATCTTGACCTAAATGTTTTTTAAATTCTTTTAGTGCTGTTTCATCATCTACAAATTTACTTGAGTATACGTAACCTGTTCCAATTCTAGACCATAAAGGTATGTTCCAAACCCAACCATTTTCAATAGCTGTGCAGTTTGTGTAAGGCACTAATTCTTTTTCTTTGTTTTTGTATTGGATTCTTGTAGCCCACGCAGAATCATTAGGTAACATATCAGAGTATGATTCAAAAGGTTCTTTTAAAGTTTTGTCCAGTAATAAAGATTTAAACCCAGTGCAGTCTATGTATAAATCAGCTTTATATTTTTTATTTAAAGATTTAATTCCATTTTTATCTTGTTCTATGGAAATGACATCATCAACTATGTGTTTTATTTTTTTACAATAATTGTTTTTTAACCATAAACCAAACTTGGTCGCATCAAAATGATAAGCCCTTTGTACTTCATTTATATCAAATTTGTTTTGATTAACATAAGCCATTTGTAAAGGATAGGTACAATCTGCATAGTCAGCATAGGGTGTTTTAGGATTAAGTATTTTTTTAAACCACCAATCGTTAATTCCTGCTTGTGTATCTTCTGTAACAGGTTTTCCAAATGGATAATGAAAAGCCTCTCCTTTTTTATAAAAGTCTGTAAATTTTATACTTAATTTATAACTACCATCTACGTGTTTTATAAAATTGTTATCTTTTATTTTAAGCAACCGCATCCAATCAGTTATTTGACCAAGAGTGCTTTCACCTACACCAACTGTAGATATATTTTTAGATTCAATTAATGATATTTTATAATTTGGAAACTGTGATTCTAAAGTGGCTGCTGTCATCCACCCTGCACTTCCACCACCTACAATTAATATTTTCATTTAAATGGTCTTCCTAAATGCCAAACAACAAGACTGTATCTTGTGCCAGCGGTTACTGGTTTAACTCTGTGCCACACAAAACTAGGAAACACAATGATTGATCCTTTTGGTAATATTTCTTTACATTGTATTCTATGTTTTGATTCGTCTCGCATATGTGGATCATAGTTTCTAAAATCAAATTCTAATTCACCACCTTTATATTCTGATCCGTCTGTTAACTGACAAGTCATAGATAGTTTTCTAATCTTACCTTTTTCGGGTCCTTCTTTATCATAAGGTTTGTCCCAACTATCACAATGCCAATCATAGTATTGATTTAATTTATATTTTGTAAACTGACAAGACTCACTTCTATCCCAATCATAGTTCCAACCAGCAGCTTTATTTGCTTCGTGCACATAGGGATGTAACTCTTTATATATCCAAGTATCATTGAGCCATACTAAATCAGAGTTTCTTTTTCTTTTTAAATCTAGTATCTCTTCTTTATTTAATTTTTTATCACCATAACCACCTGTCCTAGCCATAACTTCTTTTTGTGCATTAGCATACTGTATTACCTCATCACAGAACCTAGGGGTTAACGCACCAGTAAAATACCAATAGTAATTAGATATATTCATACGTTATAGTTTGTACAAAATTTAAACTATCCTTTTGATTATTAGTTAAATAATACATATTAGTTGATGGAAACATTATAAATTTATTATTTTCTAATGGTATATCCCAAGATCTACCTTTACGTCTATTATCTTCATAATATATTCTAACATTACAATCTTCAACTTTGACACCATATAACAGTGTATAATCTGGTGAGTTACGTAGATCTACTGGATCTATATTTAATAATGGAATTGTTGTTTCTGCAGGTTTATAGATATTGCCCCACGTTTTTTTACTAATTAAATTAAAACCATACTCAAGATTAATGTGATCTCGCATATATGTATTCAACATATCCCAAGTTCTTGAGAATGGAAATTCTTTGTTTTGAATTACTGATTGTAAAATGTCTTTTTCTAATTTACCTCGGTCAATGTCCCAATCTTTAGGCATTGCCACGTCACCATAATATAAAGCTTGTTCAGATAATACTTTCTTTTGCATACCACATACCTTTGTAATTTATGCGTTATGGTCTGTCAAGTCCCAAGACTGGCCTGATTCATTCCAAACATAACTCCACCTATGAGTACCAGCTTCATTTTGTGAAGTTTGTTCTGCAGTTAATGCAGGAGCATCACCAATTGGTGATTTCCAAGTTGCAGTTGTAATATCTTTTACCCAAGACGCATAAGGTTTTTTAGGCCAAAAGATTTGATTATCTTCATCCCACTCAAAACCTATACCTGCGTAGTTTCCTCTAAATGCTTTTGAGTTATCACCAGAGCTGTGTTTGTTATTCATAGTGTTATATGAAGTTTGAATCCACATTTGTGCAGGCCAGTTGTTGTGTGTTTCTAACCACTGTTGACCTACTGCTTCGTCTTCAACACCATCAGCGTTTAACATCTTATCGTTATCCATAGTTAACACTTGAATAACTTTTCCGTTAGCTCCTAGTTTTGCAAAATGTGCCATAATGTTTCTCCTTATATATTAATTTTTAAGTTCAGTAAATACATATTAATTTTGAAATTTGTATCTTATTACTACTATTCCTGATCCTCCAGCGCCACCTGAACCACCACTTGTGTCGGTACCTCCACCGCCACCGCCAAGGTTAGCTGTTCCTGCTCCGCCTCCTGGTAGAGCAGCACCTCCACCACCTGATCCTCCAGGTCGTGGTCCTTGATCTCCTCCTCCACCACCGCCGCCACCTCTTGTGACAGGGGATGCTGTAATTGAACTTGCTACACCATTTCCGCCAGCGCCACCTTGTCCAGGGGGGTTTCCATTTCCATCAACTCCGACAGCTCCAGCACCACCGCCACCACCTGATCCACCATTTCCATTGTGTTGACCACCTCCACCATTATTTCCTTGAGGCGGAGATACAGGAGGTGTATTTCCTGCTCCACCAGGCTGTACGGGTCCACAAGGTAATCCACCAACACCTCTTCCACCACCAGATCCACCTGCTAATGCGGGAACACTATCACCATTATCACCTCCACCAGCGCCACCACCAGCAGAAGATATTGTTGAAAAAGTTGAAGTTGAACCTTGATTTCCTCTACTAACTGCAGGATTTGCCGAAGCTCCTGCTCCAACTGTTATTGGGTAACCTTGTACTGAAACCGGTAATGCCGAAACACTAGATCCTAATGGACTTGCAGTGTAACAACCTGAAGCAGCACCTGATGATTCTCTATAACCACCTGCTCCACCTCCACCTGCTCTATCTCTTGAACCTCCACTACCGCCGCCAGCAAGAACTAAATAATCTACTGTATTAGAACCACTAGGACCACCTGCTGCAGATACACAAAATGTGCCTGGACCTGTAAAAGTGTGGACTTTAAAATTCGTACAAACTGTTGTTATGGTTCCTCCTGTAGCTGCAACATAAGCAGATCCAGCTGTTCCAAAAGTGTTGTCTTGAACTGTTTTCCATCCTTGAGTTGAATCAACGTAAACAAAAGTTAACCCTTGAGATTCTGTGTTTATAGTTATTCCCGCACCACCTTCACCACCATTTATTTTTTGTGATCCATTTGGATTTATTGTTAATGCGTTTGAATCAAATGTGTTTGCATAATCTTGAACTGATACTATTGCACCAGCACTTCCTGCTGGTAAACTCATTGTAATTGCACCACTTGTAGTATCAATAAAATAACCTTCACCATTTGCTGCTGTAAAGTTTCCTGTTTTAATTGATCCTGTCTGCCAGTCTACAGTTCCTGTTCTACCAAACCCTGTTTGTGATGCACCTGAAGCAAGTGTTACAGTATCACCTGATTGACCTATTGTAAGAGTTGAACCAGATGCTGTTTTAATTGAATTTGATTTTAAATCACCTGTAACAGTGATTGTATCTCCAGCGTCTCCTAATTGTGTTGTGCCACAATTTGTTCTTGGACTAATTTTATTTACTTTTATTTCACTCATAATTTACCTATTGAAACTTATACCTTATTACTACGATACCACTTCCTCCTGCTCCACCATTAGTAGAGCCAGTCGGTGGACTTGATGTATGTGCACCCCCACCACCGCCACCGCCAGTGTTTGCACTTGCACTTGGTCCTGCTCCACTACTACCACCTTTTATTCCTGCCGCGCCAGAGCCACAAGGACTTCCTGCACCTGCACTTCCTGGAGCAGCACCATTAATTCCTCCACCGCCACCACCAGATTTTGATATTGGTGATCCAGGTATGTTAGTTGTTCCACCTGCGCCACCTCTACCACCAGCAGAACCTGGAGTTGTTTCACCTGCCTCTGTAGCACCTCCACCACCGCCTGAATAAGTATTTGCATTTTGACCACCACCTCCTGGTTGACCTTGAGGAGGATCAACTGGTGGAGTATTTCCTGCTGCACCTGCAGAAGTTGGACCACTTGGAAAACCTTGACCACCGCCAGAACCACCTGCTCCAATAGCACCTCCTGCGTGTCCACCACCAAATCCTCCACCTGCAGAAGTAATTGTTGAAAATGTTGAAACTGAACCTGCTGCACCTGGTTGAGTAGGTCCACCGCCTGCTCCTCCAGCACCTACTGTAATTGGAAAAGTTCTTGCTGTAACTGGTAAAGCCACAGCCGGTGATGTTCCTAAAGGTGATGCAGTATAACTTCCTGATGCTGTTCCAGGAGATTCTCTAAAACCTCCTCCGCCTCCACCGCCGCCGAGGCTTCCTCCACCACCCCCACCAGCAACTACTAAATAATCTACACTACTTGAACCACCTGGATTACCAGCACATTGAACGTCAAAAGTTCCTGGACCTGTAAAAGTGTGGACTTTAAAATTTGTACAAACCACCGTTTCTGTGCCACCAGTTGCTGTTACAAATTTTTGTACGTTTGCAATGTCGTTACTATTAACAACTTGCCAACCTTTTGTAGCATCACCATAAACTAAAGTAGCACCTTGTCCTTCTATATTTAGAATTAAATTAAAAGTTTGTCCTTCAATTTTTTCAGATCCATTAGCAACGATAGTTAAAGCATTTGTGTCAAAATTTTGTGCGTAATCTTTAAAAGCTACAATCGCTCCAACAGAACCTGCTGGTAAATTTGCAGTTACAGCATTACTTGATGTATCCACAAAGTAACCCTCACCATTTGCTGGAGTAAAACTCGCAGCTGTTTTAATTGATGTTTGCCAGTCTACTGTTCCTGTCCTACCAAAGCCTGTCTGACTTGCGCCTGATGCTAAAGCAATCGTATCACCACTAGCGCCAATAGTGATTGTATTACTACTCTCGTTAATAATGTTTTGACCACATTGGTTTTGAACGTTGTTTACTTTAATTGTGCTTGTCATAATTAATTTTGAAATTTATACCTTATCACAACTATTCCTGATCCACCAGACCCAGAAGCTCCACCAGATCCACCACCACCAGGTCCGGAGGCACCGCCTCCACCACCACCAGTATTAGCCGTTCCCGACGTTGCATCACTAGCAGATGCATTACTTGGTCCACCACCACCAGGTCCACCCGTACCACCAGTTCCTGGAGCATCTCCTGATCCAGCTCCACCACCGGCTCTTGTGACAGAGGCACCTGTAATTGAAGTAGCCACTCCTGGACCACCAGGCCCACCTGTAGAAGTTGTACCAGCGCTACCGGCTCCACCAGCTCCACCGCCACCACCAGCACCATAAGCAGGATTTCCTGCTCCAGGGGCGTTACCACCACTATTTCCTTGAGGTGGACTTACAGGAGGTGTATTTCCTGCTCCACCAGTACCACTACTAGAATGTGATCCACCACCACCTGAACCACCTGCTGTTCCATTATTTTCAGGAGTTGCTGAACCACCTGCACCACCTTTAGCTGATGTTATAGTTGAAAAAATTGAATTATTTCCTTCTCCTCCCCTTACTCCAGGATTTCCAGCGTTATTAGCTTGACCTGCTCCACCTGCTCCAACTGTAATTGGGTATCCTTGAACAGATACAGGTAAACCAGCTGGTGCGTTCAATGGAGAAACTGAATAAGTATCATAACTTGCTCTACCTTCTCTATAACCACCTGCTCCACCAGCTCCACCCACATCAGAAGACGATCCTGCACCGCCGCCAGCCACAACTAAATAAGAAACTGTGTCTGAACCTGTAGGATTTCCCACTGCTGAAACACAAAAAGTTCCTGGACCTGTAAATGTATGTACTTTAAAATCTGTGCAAACTGTAGTAACAGTTCCTCCTGTTGCTGCTATATAAGACTTTCCTACAACAGTGGTATCTGTCTGAACATTCAACCAACCTTGTGTGTCATCTGAATAAATTAAAGTAACAGATTGACCGGTTTGATTTAATGTAGCATCTAAAGTTAAACCATTAATTTTTTGTGAACCATTTGCAGCGACAGTACAGTTGCCGCTATTAAAAGTTCCTAAATAATCTTTTATAGACACAATAGATCCAGCTGTGCCTGCTGGAAGATTTACTGTGATTCCTCCACTAGTAGTATTTACAAAATAACCTTCTCCGTTTGCAGCTGTAAAAGTTGTAGTTTTAATATCTGTTTGCCAATCTACAGTTCCTGTTCTACCAAATCCTGTTTGTGACGCGCCAGATCCAAGAGTTACTGTATCACCAGATTCCCCTAGTGTTAAAGTAGTTCCGCATTGTGGTGCAACTGTATTTACTTCTATCTTTGACATTACACTATTACTAAAGTCCCCGTTACTGTTATAGTTGCAGGAACAGTAATAGGTCCTGCAAGAACTGCACTGTCTATTGTTTGAGTTCCGTCAATCGTTGACGCTTGATTTTTTATAAATTCATCTGGAGATGTTTGACCTCCAATGTATTGAACACCGTTTACTATTGCCGTCATAATTCCCCCTTACGAACTAATATCGTCTATAAATGAAGTGACAATATCTAAACTAGAAGCAGTATTACTTTTAGCTTTTAATACATCACCATTTTTTAAAACAATTTTTGCCCCACCTTGAATTAATTCTATCGCAGAATTTGGTGGTACAACCACGCCTTTTGCAAGAAAGTGATCATTACTACTATTCTCGATAAATACATCCACTTCAATAGTAGAGGTAAGAACGTTGCAACATCTTATTCCGATAACTGCATCAAAGTCTCCACCAGTTATTAAAGTAACTTCTGATGTTCCGACGTTTCTTTGTAAATCGTTTCTAAAATTTTGTGCCATAATTTATTCCTTTATAACGCCACCGCCATTGCTAATGCAAAGCCAGCTGACGCTGCTCCCACCGGATCTCCTGATGCGTCCAAGAAAACCGATTTACTTGCAGGCATTGTACAAAATACATCTAATGTACTTGAACCACCTGAATTAAAGTTAATCTTTGAAGTGTTACCTGCAGAGTTACTTAAAACTGTATCTCTTTGTAAAGTTGTAGAACCTGATAAAGTCCCTAAACCTACCTCAAAGTTTGCTGTGCCTTGTTCAAAGATAGTGTAGTAAGTTGTATTAGAAGTTCCAATACCACTATTGAATGTTATAAAACCAGTTACAGCACCTGCAAGTGTAATATCACCTGTTCCTTGTGTTGTACTAGTTTCTTTTACTCTATCATTTATAACTAAGGCCATTTATTCTCCTATGCCATACTTATGATTGCATTAGCCGGTGTAGTTGGATCAGGAAACGTAATAGTAAAAGTACCATTCGTTGCTGTCTTATTTCCACCAAAATCTAAAACCACCACTAATCTGTTTGCTGTTCCATCAACTGTATCTGTATTATAGATTGCTGCAAAAGCTGCAGTAAAAGATGCACTACTATAAGTAACATTATCAAAATCAACTGAAGCAACTGCTGTGCTCGAAGCAACTCCAAAATTAGTTAATGTTTTAACTGAATAGTTAGTTCCACCTGTTGTATCTACTTCGCCATTTCCAGTTCCTGCTAAATAAACAGTTGAAGCTGTTGTATATGGATTAGTTGTGTATAATGAAATTTTAAAAGTGTTTCCACCAGAAGCTTTAAAGTTATGATTCGCTTCGAAGAGAGCACCTCTAAAACTATTTGGTATTATGTTTGCCATATTGTTTTATCTCCTATGTATAACTTGATGGTGGTTTAACGTTAAGTTGAGCTCGAACTTCACCATCTTGATATTCGTCTCTGCGTCTTTGACCGATTTGCTCGATCGCGTACGATTCTATTGCCTCTTTATATTGGCCTTGATAGTATTGTAACATATCTGCCGGACCTTTCAAGTATCCATATGCATTTACCAGACACGAGTATAAAAGTAAATCTTGATATTTATTAGACAAATAAGTTCCAACTGTAGCTGGAGCGGGAGTAGATGTAGTATCAGTTATAGTTTCTGGCTCCTTATCATAAGCTAAAGTAATTTCATAAGTTTGGTCTGGTGTAGGTGCTAAGACCCAAAATTCTTCATCCCAGTTTGCATAATATTTAGGTATATCTACAGCTGATGTACCAGGTGTAGAGTAAAATTCTGCTATGTATGATGTATCTTTTTGTTCTAAATAAAATTGATTCCCAGCTGAATCTTTAAGTTGTACATATCTTATGGCTCTTAAATCATCAGGTATCGTAACATATCTATTTCCAACAATAGCATTTGATGTTGCATAAAATACACTTTGATCAGTATCTATCGCTCTATGAATTTTATTTTCTGCATTTATAATTATAGTTTCTAAAACTGCATCCGTTAAAACATTACTACCAACTTCAGTATAGTTTCTAATATCATCTCTTAAGTTTGTTAAAGTGTATGCCATAATTAATTAATTACCTCCAATGTTACTGGTCCTGCTGAACAGTTTTCTCCACCACCAGATACTCCTCCTGTTGTAGCATTGCTAGTGCTAGTTATATGAAAAAAATTTATTGGATCTGTTAAAGGATCTGTCGTTGTAGCTCCTGTAATATTACCCGAAGAATCTATTTTACCTAAAGCAATTGTAAAACCACTTGTATTATTTAAATCACTTACGTTGTCAAATGTAGGTATATTTTGAAATTGTTGTAAGTTTGGAGTGTCATCTGAATCATCACCACCAGGACCCGCTGCTATTACTTCTGGTGGACCTCTAAATCTAACTATAGAACCTGCTGCTCTTTGATGATCTTCTGAAAAAACATTTACAAAAGTTGTTCCACTAGAAATTACAGTTGTAAAAGGATTAGAATCTAAAAGTATTAAACTTGTTTTTGATGCAGGTTGTGGTCTTGGATTATACAAAGCTTGTGGGTCAGAACCAACTGGTTTTGGTTCTAATTGAGGTTGCTTTGGTTCATATTCTGAAAAATGAACTAATGATCCATTCCATTCTCTAACCATTTCATCATAAGGAAATCTTAATCCTGATCTATCTGAAATAGCGTATGCATATTTTCCTGAAGCGTATCTACCCATTATACTCCATCTCCATAAAATGTTTGTGGTGAAATGAAAGTAGATGTGCCCTGATTATCTGCATCAAGAGCTCTTAATAATTCACTTTCATATCTACGTTCTAATTCTTGACTTCTATCTGGTGAATATTTTTGACTTAAATAATATGCAAGACCAGACATCATACAAGGATAAAATCTATTAACTATATCTGATGTATTTGTATATGCACCAGCATCTTGAATTTTTGCTAAATAATAAAAACAAAATTGAAAATTACTTGGAGTTGTAGAATCTGATACACTTGAACTTGGTGTTGTGTATAAAAATATACTTGGATTTAATTTTCTTTCCACATAATATTGTGATGGTGTTCCTTTTGCCAACTTATTTGGTGTTTGTGAATATGTAGATCTATCTATTTTTGTAAGCGCAATATCTTCTGGAGCCGCTGCATTTGAATTATTTCTATAATAGGCTTCTAAAACTGTATCTAAATCTTCTGGAAAATTTTCTGAATCAGCTGCAAAATTATATTCTGCTTGACCTTCTACCAATGGAACTTTTGCAAGTTTTACTTTCCATAAATGAACGCCTCTATTTGCCCATTCTTGAAACATAATGTTTAAAGATCTTCTTGCAGATCTTAACATATATCCTGTTCTCGCACTTTTAACACCTGTTCTTTCAAATGCTTCTTCTATGATATCATCTATTTGAGGATTAAATTGTGTCTCTTCAGATGTTGGTGAAATAGTTTGTGCAGTATTACCCATACCACTGTGATTTGTGCAGTAATAAAATAATAAAGGCGCGCCTGTAGTTCTTACAGGTGCAACATTAAATGTTGTTTGTGCTCCTGAACTTCCTGGTGTCCCTGTAGATGTAACACCCGATGTGTAAGCAGCTACTGGACTATTATTTGGATTTCTAGAAAAAGCAATTTGATGAACACCACCAGAGGCATTACTAGAATCAGATTGATCAAATATATAGGTATTACCTTCTTGTAAATACAAAACAGGAGCTAGCTCACCGTTAATATAAAATCTATTACCAGTTCCGTATTGTGTTGTCCCCGTTGCTACGGTTACTTTGTAAGTTATAGTAGCCACAATTTACTCCTACGTAAATGTTATAGTAACACTTGGTGTGGCTGTTAGATCTAAATAAATTCCTTCTTCAAATAGAATTCCAGAACCAGGAACATAAAAATCTATTCCTTCAGATCCAAACTCAAACGTAGCTATTGCAGTTCCAGAAGCCCCACCAGATTTAAAAATTATTTTAGATCCAGAAGCTCCCTCTGCTTGTATTCCTGTTAACCTAGCTCGTTGAGTTGTAGGAACCATTTGAGCATCGGCTGTAGCGTTGGCTACCTGTTGATCACTTGAGTATGATGACATTGTTTCTCCTTAAATTATGTGTGGGCCGGAGCCCACACTAAATTATTATGCTAAGTTATTGTTTTGCTGATACGTAATCGTAATTCTAACTTCACCTGCATTTGTTGCTGCAGAATTAGTAAAATTAATTCTTTGATCAGATGTTCCAATATCTTCCCAAGCTAATGCTCCACCAGCGGTTGTTGTTGGGTATTGTCTACCTGCAGTTGTTCCGATTGTATGAGCGTTTACAAGAGCAGTAGCTGAGCCACCAACAAAACCAACACTAATGTTAGTAGAAGTGTTTGCTGCTGTAATAACATCAAAAATACAATCAATGATTTGTGAATTTGCTGGAATTATTACATCCGATGCTTGAGCTGCGATTGCTCCGCTTGAAAGATCAATTGCAAAAGTTTGTGCCATTACAACTTGACCTGTGTTTTTCATATCAGTTCCAACTGTAGTACCTGTAGTATTTTTAATAGTACCAGCTAATATTGGTCCTGAAAACGTAGTTTGTGCCATAATTATATCCTCCTAGTTTCTGAATACTGTCTCTAGGCCGTCGACTATACTCGTCAGTATTCTAATTAATTGTATAGTGTGTCTTTTATACAACACATTTAATTAGAGCGCAAGAGAGCCTGTAATGTGAATTGATTTTATTCAACGATGTAGCTTTTTATTAAGTAGCTACTGAAACTTGTGGAGCCGCATCCTCAACTTTATTTTCCATATGAGCTTTTTTTGCTTCTGCTGCTCTTATGTGGGTAAGAACTTCTCTAACTTTTCTATCGATCTTAACCATATTGAGAGTATATCTACCCTCTTTAAGATGCTCCTGCTCCCATTCTAGATCCAGACCCCTCTTCTTCGTGTAAAGGTCTTGTAGATGTTGCATCATCTCCTCCATTTATAACCTCCTCATAGGTTATATAGTTTCGTGAAGGACTATAAAACCCTTCATCTTCCCATTTTATATCACCTTTTCCCAGTTTGTCAACTATAGCATTTTCTATAGATATTGGGCCATCTTCTGATGATATTTGGAAGTCTGCATAATAACCATACGCACGGATTTGTACTCGGAAGTTTTTCATATTCACACCTTACTATAAAAAAAGGGCCGATACAAGATCGGCCCTTTAATATCTTTTTATTATGTTGCGTTAGATCCGAAGATACCTCTAGGGTCAGAGAATCCAAATACGTATCTCTCTCTAGCTTTGTATCTTACGTTTCCAGTATCAAAGTCACCTTCCATTGAAGTTTTGATAGGTGATCTATTGAAATGCTTCAAGCCATTAGGCACATCAGTTTTAATAAAGAATTTCTTCGCAGCAGTTAAGTAGTTGTTTACTACATATCCACCAGAGATCATTCCCATATTTCTGATTGCGTTAATGTCATTGTCCGCAGTACCTACTCTACCAGCAGAATTCATAAGTCTGTCAGCAGTAAATCTTAACGCTGAAGGGATTATTAATCTTACTCCTTGCGCTGCGATTTTTAGGCCTCTTTCATCAGTAAATGCCGCGATGTCAATCAACGACTGTTCTAATGAAGTTTCGTTAAGTTCAGCGGGTGTTGTTAACTCATTTGATAATGTACCAGCTAATGTTGGGTGGTCAGTAGCGCAAAGCTCTTTACCATCTCCACCAGCGAAGTTTGAATCAAATGCATTGTTAAGCACCGCTGCACCTTTGATATTCTTAGTAGACGCCATAGATCTTGCTAACGCTTTTGTATATCTAGACGCAAGTCTGTCATACAAGTTATCTTCGATAGCTTCTTCTGTGATAGCGAATGCTAATGCAACCGTTTCGTTAGTGTAACGAGCTGTGAAAGTTTCTTGCGCTTGATCAAACTGAACGCCTTGACCTTCAGGTTTGACTGATGCGTTTGCGAAACCAGCTAACATTACTTCCTCTTCGAAAGCTCTGTCTGATGTTTCAGTGTCAAAAATTTCTGCCCACTGCTCGCCATATTGTTTGTACTCTAGTCCAAATAGTGCATTTAGACCAGGCTCTAGTTCTTTAACTAGTTGTGCTCTTGATATTGCCATAGTTAATTGCTCCTATTAGTTAGAAATTGACGCTGCTGGCGAAATTTGAACTACTACGTTCGAATTAGCCGAAGCATTGTCGTCGTTTGCCGGATCGTTTGCCGTTCTAACAATTCTAAACATTGAAGTAGCCGCTGATCCAGTAATATCTAACGTGACAGTCGATTGACCGTTACTAGAAGTACCGACAGTTGCTCCATCATTTGGATTAAAAGTGTGTAAAAGACTAGCTTGTGTTACCGCTGCATCCGCTTTGCAAGTATATTCTTGCATAGGGTTGTCGTTAACAAAGCCGATTCCGTCGCTTGAACCAGTATTATAGTCCGTTCCGAACGTAGTACTAGCCAACACGTGGTTTGCGAAAGTAGGTTTGCTTGTAGAACTATTTATATAAAATATTCCATTAAACACACCTACGATTGGTTGAATGTTTGAAGTTCCAGTTGACCAACCTGCTCCACCAGTTATTCCATCGTCCATAGTGGCCGCTGCTGCATCTTGTAGATACCCATCGTCACCTGCCGTATGTTGTTGTGAAACAGGATTGTTCTGGAAAATTCCTACACCCAAACCTGATTTGACCTTGTACTCAGCTTGACCACCTGTAGCAGGAGTTGATCCTACTGTAGGTGCTTGTCTGAATCCAAAGCCAGCTGTTTGGTTTGCCATAGTTGTTTCCTTTTAAGTTGTTTCGTTGGGTAGGAATTGCTAATAGTTTAGCTTTTCTTTGTACCACCGAAGGTTACACGAGTATTTGATTCTTTTGAGAATCTCATACTAGGGTGCTGTTCCTTCAAAAGATTGGTCTCTACTGCTTCTTCTTTGTCTTCGTTTTGCTTTTTATAATAAGCATCGATTTGAAGCGCAATCTCTTCTGGTATCCTTGCCAGCACAAGGCCTCCTTGCCCGATGACACCAGCGTATCTACCCTCATTCATCGTTGGCCAATTCTCTTCTGGATATTCGTCAGCTCTAACTAACTCCCATCCTTCTCTAAGAGAGGACGCTATATTTTTAGTGTCCATTTGTCCGAGTATCTCGGATCTTAGCCATTGATGTCTGTATCCAGTTGGCGCTGGAGGTGCATCAAGTGAGTTGGGTGGAGTCCAAACTTTTTTTAACTCTGATTTAGCTCTTGTTTGGCTCGCACGAGAAGTTCTTATTTTTTCATTTTCCATATGCCTATACTCCTTCCGTGATATTTAATTGTCTTGCGTATTCTTCTAGTGGCACACCTAATCTTTTAGCGATTGCTACCTGTGAAGGTGTGAGCTTGACAGTTTTGCGTCCTTTACTCGTTGAGGCTGAACGTTTAGCCGAAGCTACAGTTTGAGCAGGTTTTGCTCTTTCTGTAGTAGTATCTTCTACCTTATCAAATTTATGCGGAAATTCAAGTCTAATTCTTTTATCAACTTCTGCATAATATTCGTCAGATTTAGGGTCGAAACCTTCTTCTTCCACAAGCTTTTTATGTAAATCAAAAGCTGTGTAAGTCATTGCAGAGTCATTACCAAACCAAGGATTTCTTAAAGCCCAATCTTCAGCTTTAGGATCTGTAGTAGGTTGTTGAACTCTTTGAGGATTAATATTAACTTCTTTTTCCTCTCTTGGTTTAGTTTCACCTTCAACTTTTAAAGCATTTAGTCTTGCAGCATCCATAGTCAAATTAGCTATCTGCTCTTGTGCTGCTACTTGTGCTTCAACATTTTGAGATTCGATTGCATTTTTTAAAGCTAACTTGGCTGCTGCCATATTAGTTTTAACTCTGCTTTCAAATTCAGAAACATAAGACTTATCTAATTTTGAAAGTCTTCCTTCTAGATCTGATTTAGATTTATTAGCTGCTTCTGCAAATGCGATTGCTTCTTCTCTTTGTCTTTCAGCTTCTCGCATTTTACGAGTTAGTTTAGCAATTCTTTTTTGAACGCCCTCACTATATTCTTTTAACTCGTCTTTTTTATCTTCTGTCTTAACTTCAGGTTGTTCCCGTTTGTCCTCTTGAACAGGGACATCAGTAACCTCTTCGACTTCTATCTTCTCTTCCTTGGGTGCTTCAACTTTTTCTGGTTCACCCTTATCATCTAAATTGATTTCAGCTCCTTTATCTTCGCCTACATCAATAAGATCATCTGCTTTATGTGCGTTTTCCGTCGGCATAGTATCCTTCCTATGTTAAATGTAATGAAGAACTGATTCGGGATCACCTATGGTCCCTAACACTTCGTCATCGTTTAGTATTCGCACTTCTCCACCTTCTATTGGTAAACGTGAACCAGCATATCTGGCAAACATTACCCAATCTCCTATTTTGCACCAAGGTTTATTAAATTTTTCTTTGTCCTTGTATGCAAGATCTCCCATTTTTAAAACATAACCACACGTAGTTGCAATTCTAGCTTTATCTAATTGCTCTTGGGAAAATAATATTCCACCTTTAGTTTTCTCTTTTGGTGTAAAAGGTAAAACTAAAATTCTATACCCAACAGGTTCTGGTAATTGACTTACCATTTCCTTAATATTGTCGGGATCTAGTCTTACTGCGTGGGATTCTTCTTTTTTTTCTTGATCGTATTTTTCTTGAAGTGCCAGTTTAGTTTTTGGTACTTCCTTTGATGTCGATAACGTTTCCGTCATTTGGCTCCTTTTCATCTTCTTTTTGCAGGTTAGAGATTTCCTGTATTATTATTTGATAGGCTGCTGCCTGTCCTAACATATATTTGTATTTTTCCATACTGTCAACCCCACCAGTAATCATACTGTCTCCAATCTGTTGTAGAGTTGCATTTATTCTTCTCTTAAGCTTTTCTATTATTTGTTCTCCTGATAGCATCTTTACCTTTCTTAAATATTGAAGCGACTTCTCTTTTACCCATAACTTTGGCTCGCTGTTCTCCAACAGTTAAAATTTGAATTTTCCTAGCAAACGGTTTATTAATCTTTTTAACTTTCGCCACTGTTTTTCTCGCATCTGTCGGCGTTGCAAACTTGATTCCAACAGTGTCACGCGGGTTTTCGTCAGTATAAAGTCGTCTACCATATTTTTTTCCAGGGTGTTTACCTGTTCCTTTCTTAGGATCTTTTGCCATACTTCTCTCTCCAGTAATTTTTTCTCTCTAGTATTCTAATTCTTTTTTCCAAAGAATCTATCCCAAACAGTTTTTTAAAAAAATTTATCATAATTTAAAAGCCTGTAGTTCTTTTAGTTTTTCTTGAGCATCTACAATTTTTTGTAAAAGTTTATCCATCTCTTCTATGTGTTGTGGATGTTCTCCGATACCAACAGAGTGATCTAGATAAATTTTTATAGTTGCATCTGCTTCAGATATTTGTGCTTGGTATTTATCTTCTAGTGCTTGTAGTATTGCTTGTCTTAACATTTCCACCTTCTTCTAGCCTGACGTAGTCTAGAATTAGGATTCTTTGCTGCTTTAGGAAATTTTTTCATTTGACCGGCGCTTCTCGCGCAGAAGGACTTACGTCTCTTCGCAGCTTTAGATCCAGGTTTTACTTTACCCGTCACGGCTGTTTTTAGTTTTGAGCCAGGATTCATTCTTCTGTAAGCAGCAACGCCAGCTCGTGTCATTCCTGCTCCAGACTTCGTAGATCTGAAGTTCTTTTTATTTCTTGCAGGCATTCTATCCTGTCTTCTCATTATAACATTCCCTTATAATATTTTTTGTAACTTGGGTTACCAACTTTCACACCACCCAAACTTCCAGAAATGTAACTACCTTTATAATCTCTTTGTGCTTGTTTGATCATTGAATTACCAACTGAACCTCCATCTGCTTTTTTACTTCTCTTTGCAAATGTTGCAACGTTGGTTGGTTTACCACCCACTCCTTGAGCCACTGCTCTTTTTCGTTTGACAGCACTCGCCCTTTGCGACTCGGTCATCCGAGTGGCTTTTGCAAGTGGGACGCATTTTGGATACTTTCGTTTGGCGTCCTTCTTCTGTTTGGAACGGCCACACTTTGCGAAAGAACCATCCTTTCGCTTGCTCCCAATATCTACCCATTTCTGTTTGAACCATTTATCAAGACCATTTTTTGCCATCTTACATCATCTTTGTTTTTTTACGTCTGTTAGACATAATAGCACCACATCCTCTGGCAACCTTACCACCATTTTTATAACCTCTATCTGGTCTGTTGAGTTCACCCATCAAACCACCTTTGGCTTTACTACCTCTAAAGTCTTTTCTTTTTACTCCAGATGGATCTTTAATTTTACCCGCACAAATTTTGCTAGCATATGCGTTCGCGTATGCACTGGGGTATACCTTAAATTTTCTCTTCGCAGCAGCCTTACCTCGAGGACATAGTTTCGTCATTTACTTTTTCCTTTTCATTTTTTTTACTCGTCCACCTTTTTTCATAAAGCCCATTTTGTTTCGGACTTCTTTAGGAAGTTTACGTAGACCTTTTCCTTTTTTTCCTGCAGGTACTGGTTTCATTATTTTCTCCTGTTTTTTTTACTTATGCCAGCTTCAGAAAGAGCGATTGCAATCGCTTGCTTTCTGTTCTTGACTTTTTTCTTTGAGCCACCAATGTTGAGTTTACCTTTTTTAAACTCACGCATTACTTTTTTAACTTTTTTTTGACCTTTCACTATTTATTAATCTTTCCAGATTTTTTAGCTTTAGATCCAAACTTACCATAAGACTCATCTCTAGAAGCTTTTAATTGCTTCTTAGTTCTTTTCTTTTTGATTCTCATAGCAATAGACTCATCTTTTCTAGCTTTGTAGCCTTGTTTTTTCTTACCGACTTTGCCGCCTTTTTTCATAGCGCCTCTATCCATAAGTTCAGTTGGCATTCTTTTTGATTTCATATTCATACCTTGACCACGTGAATACATCATATCTCCAGTTCTGCCACCCATACTACCACCACCCATTCTTTTTACTCTGCCGCCAACTTTCATTCCTCTTGGTTGAGCGACTTGTTTGTTAAATCTAGGATTTGCCATTATTTTTTTCCTCCGTTCCTAAAAATTTGTGTTCCCTTGATTCCATAAATTGACGCCACGACAAGGATCCACAAGTTTGTAAACCACGACGGCAATGACGAGAAGTATTCGAAGAACAATTTAACTTTGTCCATCGCAGTCGGATCGTCACTTACGACTGCCCAAGCTAGCACCACTATTGGCGCTGAGAGAATTAATAAAACTGCCTCGTCCTTCCAATCTGATTGACGGGCTTCTAAAAGTTTTCCCTGATAAGCTTCTTGACCTTGGGCCATTTTAGTTGCGTGCATAAGTTGCGCCTCTGACATAGCCATTTTCGTCTTCTGCTTGTTAGCATAAATCTTACTTCCCGCAGAGACGGCTAATTTAATCGCCGATAACCACATAATTTAATACCAAGTTGCTTTTACAGGTTTTTTATCTGGTCTCATTCTCTTTGTGCCTCTCACATCTACTTCTTGTGAAGTAAATGGATCAGTCATCTCTACAGGAATGCCACCTTGCTGCTCGCCTTTTGCGTTAGCACCAAGTTCAGGGACAACTTTTACGTTATCTCGACCATTTTTTCTGTTTTTAACCATAGTTAACTCCTTAAGTTATGATTTATACCTTTTTCTTTGGAAAGTTTCTACCGAAATCGTGAATTTTACTTGCATCAGCCATTGATTGCTTCGCTAAAGACACGCCAGCACGTAAACCTGCCAATTCTTCGTTCTGTTGAAGCTTTTGTTCTTGAATATCTTGGTTCATCATCGCTCTCATCTTATCAAGATCTAATCTTTCTTGTCCTTCTTCCTCTTTTCTCTGATTTTCTTGTGCTCGAAGGTCAATTTCTCTACCTTTTAGTCTTAATAATGGATCGCCACCAAACTCACCCATAATTTTTTCTTCTTCTTTAGCAAAATCTTCCTGCATTTCTGCAATCAGCTTCGCTTTTCGTGACTCTATTTGGTTTGTAATCTGTTGTAGACGTTGTTGTGACTGCATCATTTGTGGATTTTGCATCATACCAGCTGCCATCGCAGGATTTTGTGCTCCCATTGCTTGCATTTGTTGTTGAATCATTTGTGCTTCTTGTAATTCTTCTACAAATTCTAATTGTACTTGCTCTTGTGCCATTAAACTTATGTGTTCTAAAATATTTTTCTGTAAAGCTGCCATTGCTGCAGGATTATTTTGCACTTGGTTTAGTCTCATAAAGTTTAAGTGAGCATCAATGTGTGCTTTGTGATCCTGTCCCGGAAAAGCCTGAAAAGGTTTTGCTGACATAGCCATAATATGTTCTAATGCAGGGTCCATTGGCATTGGTGGAGAAGGTGGTGGTAATATTGCATTTACATTTTTCACTCCTAGCGCATCATACATAGATCTATATGCTTGATATAGGTTATGTATACGAGGATTTGATTGCGCCAGTTGTAATTGAGATTGAGCTAAAGATATTCTTTGCGTCTGTGAGAAGATGTTTGGATCTGCTACAGGTAATATATCTACTCTATCATCAAAATCTTGCATTTTAATTTCTCTTGTTGCACCTGGTACATCGTATGGATAGACAGGTGGTAAGTATGTTTTAAATACTTCTGCTAATAATTTAAATTCTTGTTTTAATCCGACATATAATCTTTTGTGTATAGCTGACATTACCCGCGATCCACGCTCCAATAAAGCTACAGTCGTACCGACGGCAGCGGCTTGATTCATATCACCCACTTGTGCATCAGCGATGCTCGCGAATCGTTGGCCAGCAGATACAACAACTCCCATTAATTGTAGAAGTGTTGCATCTGGACCTTTAAAGGGTAGAGTCATAAACTGATCTCTGATGTTTCCACCAGGAGCGTCTACGTCTCTGAACTCACCAGGTTGTAAAGGTTGAGCATCATCTCTGACTCTTATACCTCTAGATTTAAAACCGGCTGGTAAGTTAGCTAAAGTTCCTGCATCCAACAACTGTCTAAGAGCTGCTGTTGCAGTTCTAGTTAATCCACCAATCATATGGATTAGACCAAAACCATAAAAACCTGTGCCAGGTAAAAATTTAAATTGCACAAAATAATTTATTTTTTTCTTTAACGGGTCCATTACTTTGTAGTTTCTCCTAATAGATAAAACTTTATTACCCGCCTGTGAAACAGTTACAATGTATGGAAGTTTAATTCCTGTTGGTTCGCCATCTTCTCCCACATCTTCATAACCCTCTAAATCTAAATTGGTATGTATTTCATACAAAGTGTATTGATCTTCTTGACCATCTTTTGAAATACCCTCTAGTTCTAATTTTTTATCTTCTAATTGATTCTCAGTTATAGGTGGATTACCTAATTCTATGTCTCTGTAAAATCCTGCAACCTGTTGTTTCTTTAATTCGTTTTCTGAAATTTTTATAACGTGCACCACTGCATCTGCATCATCTAGTGAGTTTGCAGAATAAGGTACAATTAAATCCTCTGCTGGTACAAACTTAGACACGGCTCTACCTAAGAGAGCATCATAATATACTTTCTTAAAAGTAGAGCCTGAGAGAGGGAGGTAAAAAAGCATTTGATCAAACTCTGGTTCATACTCTTTCATCTGATCCATAATTTGATAATTCATAAAATCTTTTACACGCTTTGCCTGTTCTTCTTTTTGAACATTGACATCTCCCATTATTTGCGTTCGTACTGGTCCATCAGCTGGGAGTAACTCTTTATAAGCCTGCGCTTGAAACTGCGTAACCGCTTCTGCAAGTACAGGGTGATTGACGCCAGAAGCGCCTCTAAATGGTTCCGTTCTTCTTTCATATTTAAATCCTAAAAGTTCTAGTCCGTTTCTATAAGTTTCTTCCCAGTCACCTCTGGACTCTTTGTATTCTCTGTATTGATCGACTAATTTTGAACCTAATGGTTCTAAAATTTCGTCACCTAAAAACTCTGCAAGATTTTCATAATGATCTTGTCCACCTTCTTCTGAAGCAACTTTTGGATCAAAAGAAATTTCAGCACCACCTTCTTCTGTCATTTCTATTTCGACAGGTCCGCCTTTTTCTTGAATCTCTTCTACGTTTTCTTTGATCGCTTCTTGAATTTCCACTTCTCCTGGAACTTCAACAGTTGTCTTCGTATTTGGTAATGGTTTGTCTATTGTGGCCATTTGGTTAACCTATCCTGTTTTGTTAAATGTTTCAATTACTTCTTCGAGTATCTCTGTGTTTGGTTTCTTATCTTCTTTAAGCGGCTCTGGATTTAATTTAGCCCATTGTAATAATTCTGCTTGTGTAACTGGTTCATCATTTGCAGTATTTACAAAAGCTCCTATGTCAGCGTTGTATTTTATATCCATTATCTTTTCTCCGCAAACATTGAAGCGAGGCCACCGTCTTTGTAATAATCTGTTTTTTCTGCAGCTTCATTATAACCATATGCAGCACCACCATAAACATCACCACCACTAGTTTTTACATTACCACCTCCACCACCAGGAGTTCCACCACCAAAATCAGAATCAGATGTAATATTATATTTTGCTTTTTCTGCAGCTTTAGCTATTTCTTTTCTTGTTTTTTCTGCAGCTAAGAAATTATCTAATTCTTCTTGTGCTTTTATTTTTCTATCTCCCCTTGCTTTTGCAATGAATTTTTCTAAAGCTTTTTGATAATTGTTTGTACCAAAACCTGATATTACATTTTTACCAGCTAATACAGATTTAGGTCCGTATTTTAAACCAACACTAGACATACCAATTAAACCATCACCTAATTCTAAATAATTTAATTGATCTACAAAATCAGGGTTATAATTTTTAGAGTCAGGATTAAAAGGACTCCTTGAATATGCTGCTGCAAAACTAGGTAAAGGTACTATAGGTTTCTGAGCCGCTAATCTAGTTCCAAGTGTGCCTCTTTCTTTACCTTGTAAAAATCTGCCTAAACCAAAAAAAGCATCCTCTGATACTGATGGATCAGATCCTGCTGGTCTGGTAAAAGTTGGTTGCAATGGACCAAAAGGATTAAATCCACCACCTCGTTCTTGTAAATCTATACCGATAATACCTTCACTTGGTGTAGGTGTAGTTGGTGTATCAGATGTAGTTGTAGTTGTTTGTCCTAATGTTCCTGCATCATAACCTTGAGCTGTGATTGCGTCTGCTATCTCTTGATCAGAGAAACCATAAGCGTTCATCGAATTATAAATAGCTAAAGCTTGAGGGTCTGTTATTCCTCCAACGTTGAAACCGACTCGACCACCATCAGCTAAATATTCGTCAAGAGGTTTTTGTAAACCATAATCTTTTTCTTCAGCTAGAAAACCTTTATCAATTG